CAGTGCCGGTAAGCAGTCCATAAATGCTGGCGCCGGTCAGCGCGCTACCGGCGGCCGCGGTACCGGAAAAAGGTTCGGACATTACGCCCCCTCGTTAGTGGTGAGTCCTCTCAGGAATGAGGGGAAATAAAAAAGGCCGCCAATCGGCAGCCAGCAATCAATTTAATGCCGGGATTTTTATCCACACCCGGCGCGTGGTTTCCCAGCTTTCCACAGACAAAGGAAATTGCTAAATTGTTTATTCCACAGACAATTAGGGAATAACCATGGATGTAGGATTACTTATCGCGTCCCTTAAAAATGGGATCGGCGCGCTTTCTGCTGTGCAAAGTAACGAGGTCCTGCGCGAGCGCATCGCTTTCATTGGAGAGCAGATCGACGTACTTCAAAAAGCCCATGCTGCCACCATAGAAGAACTTGCCGAGGCGAAGGCCAAGTGCGTAGAACTTACGAAGGAAGTAGCGGCTTATCGGGCAAAGGATGAGTTTGTCGAGCACATGGGCGCGGCCTTCAGAAAAAATCCCGCGGGTGGGTATATCAGCGCGGTTTATTGCCCCAACTGTCTTAAACAGGTCGGTAGCGGGTTCGATGACTTTCCTTACCATTGCGGCTCCTGCGGCTGGACTTCAAGATTTGAAGGAAGGGAAATTGATAACGTGATGAAAACTCTTCCGTAGTACCAATGATAACTTTCACAACTCTGGAGAATTATTTATGAGCAGCATGCTTGACCCACAGAATTACAATAAAGAAATGCGTGAGAAAAAGATTGACTTGATGCTCTCAGCCATGGGGCCAATGAATGAGAAGTCGGCATTTCTTTTGGCTTTAATGATCAAACATTCAGATGATCCAGCCGCAACAATTAGAAGGATCGGAGACTGTGTCGAGGCGGTCTACGGCGCGGGTGAAAATACTGACACATCGCAGGGGTCAAATTTTAGCGAGATGAGGCTGATGTACCACAATGCCATAAGCATCTATCATAAAATTAAAGACATTTAGCAAAGCAAACCCCGTGATGATGCGGGGTTTTTTATTGGGCCAAGCAAACGCAAAAGCCCCACGGTGTTAACCGCAGGGCTTGAAACGAAGGCATTAACCCATCGTTGGGATAAAATTAACACAGATTCGGGAAAAGTAAATAGCTCAAATTAATTTCCTCACCTCCTATCGGGTTATCTGTTTCAGTTGCGCCTCAGCCCAGGCTTCTTCAATATCAAACTTCGTGATCAACTGATCGTAGAACGGCTTAACAGACTTCTTCCACGTGTCCAGGCTGATAGCATCAGTAATCTGACAGACAGCAGCATGGGCCTCGGTCGAAGGAATTCGCTCATAGCCGCGACCGCCGCAGCGTTTGCAGTCGGACATAACCGGAACGCCCTGCCTCTTCGTTTCCTTCTGGTCTACGGCTTTACCGCGGCCTCGGCAATCACTGCAGGCGCAACTGATGACCTTCTTACCATTGCAGGCCGAGCACAGTACGCGGGCCACCTCTTTCACCTGACGCTTAACCTCGAAATCACTGGGTGACTGCTTCAGATCTTTTGCCCACTGGGGGAGCTTCATGGTGTAGTGTGATTTCATCGTGTACATATCAGCCTCAATAAACCCTTTTCCGGCACAGCAGTCGCATTGCTTTACACTGGCGGCGCTGCGGGAATAGTCCTCAAAAGCGAAGGTGGCGAGCTGATGCATGACCAACGGCTTAATCCCAGCAGCGAGCTTGCGCAGCGCGGCAACCTTGTCGCATTTGGTCAGCGCATACTCGGCCAACAGTGAGATCGCCCGATCCCGGTCGTTCTGGCTGATGCCCATCTTCCCGAGGAAAGCGCTGTAGCCCAAAGCGGCACGCTCCTGCGTCATGCCCATAGCGGCCATGATATCGGTACCGGTCAGTGAGTCTGATGCGGTAGCGCGCGGGGAGTAGCTAATCAGCGTGGACTTTGCGAAGTGGTATTTCACGGTATTTTCAAGATTCACGCTGCAGCTCCTGCAATCTGGTAGATGCGAATAAAGTTACGAAGGATGCGATAGTCCACCAGCACCGTACCCGGGCGGCGATAAATGCGGAGGCGCAGCCAGCGCATGCGAAGCAATTCGATCAGTTCTGGTTTCATGCGACCACCTGCTGCTTAAGTTCTTTGAGTTTTGCGCGGTATTCATCGCGGATGCGGATGTAGTCGTCGCGCTTCCATTTCGGTAATTTGTGCGGGCCCATCAGGGCATCAAAGCGGGTCTGGCCGATTTTGGCGATTAGCTCCGGACGGTAGGCAGTCAGGTTGCCGGAGAGGTGGTTATTACAGACCGAACACTGCTTATGGCAGTTGTCTTCGTCAAAGCGCAGCTCCGGATTCGCGCCGGTAGTCCGGAAATGACCGGCATGATATTGCCCGTCGTGATGCCGCCCGCAGCTGATACAAGGGAGATGTCGATCGCGGTACCGGATGAATTCGTTAAAAGCCTGCTGCGCCTGTTTGATGAAATAGCTGAGCGGCTTAACTGCCTGTCGCCGTTCCGCCTGGCGTGCCCGCTGCTCTTTCTCCTCTTCGCGCTGGCGCTTCTTCTCAGCACGCATAGCATCAGCCTGGTTCTTTGCAGTCTGCTCTTTGCCTACAGCGCTGGCACATACGTAGCGGCAGACAATCTGCCCATCACGAACCGGGTGGAACCACTCCCTGCAGTGGATGCATTTTCGACGAGGTTTTTTAGCCATACTCACCCCGCAAAATTCATCAGCTGCGCGGCGGCGTTCTCGGCCTCACGCTGATCGCGAAATACGCGGGACAGGATCCAGCGCCAGAGCACATCCAGTGCGGCACGGTAGAGCTGCTGGAACTCTGTTTCGTCCATGCTGGCAAAAGAAACACTGCGGGGATGTTTACGGAGAGTGCCGTCAGGCAACTGGATGGTGTCGAAATGCCCGGCCTCGATAGTTACCCAGGCACGATACGCATCGAAGGATTTACAAAGACTGATGCCGTTTGTTATGCGGCGACTGGCAACCTGATCCAGATATTGCTCAGCGGCATCCATCAGCGCACTTTCGTTCCCGCCGAAAGCAGCCAGGTATCTGGCGTAACCGTTAACCAGCCTGCGTTCGTTGGAAGATATCGCGCCGCCGGTAGGTTCCCAGTAATCGAAGCCCAGATTGAGTAGCGCGAAGAATCGGCGGTGAAATGCCGGGTTGCGCACTTTTTTGAAATCGGCTTCGAGTACCGCGCCGAGCTTACATTTTGAATGCAGAAAATCACTGGTCTCGGGCGTAGCCGGGATCAGGATTCCTGATGATTGCTTGATTAATTGCAAGTGCGCCATGGTGTTCACTCCGTGGCGCTTTGCTGCTCCGATTCCGCTGTTCAGGCGGTAAGTAGATTATGGCAGTCTCTGCTTGCGAAGGTCAATAAGACCTGCCTCGACAGCCATTTCCAAAAATTCATTCATAGTAAGCAGGTGTTGTTTGTCGCGTACCCTTTCCAGACTGGTAATCCGGCCCTCTTCACAATTCACAACGAACCGCCCTCCCTGTCTGATTATGTCTACCGCTTCGGCGATGTCTAAATCCACAAAATCCCCCTGAGCGACATACAGACGCAATTGTCGAAAATTCAGCAGCCGCGCATGGATGATTTGTGGTTTGGCAAAGGACTGCAGGCTGCAATAAAAAACACTCAGTAGAACCACTCGTCAGCACTTTCCCAGGTTTCCTGCAGAATATTAGCGACCTCGTCTTTATCGCCACCGATAACATTTAGCCCGTCATTTTGTGCCCGGCGAATGGTCAGCTGGCATCTCTCGAAGCGCTTGTTTAATCGTTTTAAGAGTTCGTTTTCCAGCGCCGGGATCGCGCCATCAGGCAGTTTTTTTGTACGTTCGATAGTGACTTCAACCTTCATGATCATCCCTCTCATAAAAATACTGTATAAATAAACAGTACACCCATACGGGAGAATGATCAACTTGATAAACGCACAAATTGCGACACTGGTTTGAAAAGTTAATTTGGTGTAACCCATTGAATAAAAAAGCCACTGCTTTAGTGGCTTCGGGTTTAACTCTCAGGCCGCCTCTTCACTGATGCGGCACAATTCGGGGAGATTTGCTCTTACCAGCGCCTCGGCAAACGGCGGCGGTACCGCGTTGCCGCAGCGGGTAAAAAAAGAAAAACCCGCCGCAGCGGGTTTCATTCGGACTGAGAGTCGTTGGCAGGAGGGGCTGCATCTTTTTTCAATTGTTGAAAATGCGCATACATCGCCGAATTGAATAGAGAAATAGACTCTATCTGATCGCGTGGGATTACGTGGCGATATTGGGATAAGGATATCGGCTTGGATGTAAATGTTATTCCACACTCTTTGAAATGATCGGCATAGTTAACTTCCTCAACGAAAGAAAGTGTGTCTTTATGGCGATATCCGCTCAGGAAAGGGATTATAACCACGGTGTCGGTATCATGCTCCTCCAGTCGGGCTTCATGCACCATACCTATGTAGACCTTACGTGATTTCAGAGTTATTGAAACAAGCAACTGCTGCTGGCTGTTCAGAGACTCAAGAAGAACGCCCTCTACCGGACTTGATTGTGCTATTTGTGCGAACAAATTACGTCGATGATCAGGGTTCTTCAACTGCTTCTCAGCCTGTTTAGACTCCCCTAAGCTGATTGCAATCGTCATCCCAACAAGAGCGATAAATGGCATTCCAATACCAGCAATATGGAAACCCCACAAATCATACGCAAACGTAAACTCTGGCCAACCAGGGAAAAAGTAATGTGGGATACTGAGAATTTGCATTACGAAAAAAATCAAAACCCAGCCAATAAGAAGCAGGGTAAATGCCATAATAAGGTAGATAGAGCCTTTTAGGGCTACCTGAAAATAGGATTGCCAGCCTGTGGACTTTTTGAAGAGAATTTTTGATGGTATGTGGCTATTGATATACAAATAGCCACATACTAAGACAACAATAACTAGAGCTGCGCTCATGCCTATCCTTCGTGTTTTTTCTTAGACGACAGAGCATTTATATTATAAAGGAACGCATTTTGCACATTTTCATTGTGCGGGTTGATTTTTAGCGTTCCGCTGCGGTCAAAAAAGTAAGGATCCGTGGCGCTTTTTTCTGCCGGATTGTCTCGGGTATCCCACCGATTACTGACCAAAATATCCATAATCCGATCCGGAGTGGCCAGCGTAGCCAGAAGACGTTTCATCTTTTTCATAAGTCACTCCATACCCTCCAAGTCGACGCTGCGCTTGATATGGGTTAACTTCAGCGTATACAACTGGGGTTGTTTTATCAATCTTAAAAGTAATTAAAGTTACGTTACATTGCCAGGTTTCTGCTTTCTCAACCCTAATATTCATGCCATCCCCTTGCGCAGGGGGCAAAAAACCCGCCGAAGCGGGTTGGGTTGAAATTAATGTAATCAGGCTGCGATTTGTTTCGACCGACACATCTCCGGCAAATTTGCTCTCACTAGCGCTTCAGCAAACGGCGGCGGTACCGCATTGCCGCAGCGCGCCACCTGTTTATCCTTCGCGTACTTTACGCCGCGATAGTCACGGTCAATGATGTACCACTCCGGGAAACCCTGCGCCCGGTATAGTTCGTGCGGTTGCAGCATGCGCATGCCGATATCAACGATGCGGTAAGTGATGCCGTCAACGGTCACCAGCCCGTCGCAATCCTCGCCGCAGTACTCCCGCAGGAACGCCAGCACCTGAGAAGCTCGCTGCTCGTCGTAAGACTCAACCGCAAGCATGGTTTCGACTTCTCCAACATGCAGGCTGTGATGGTCGGCATCGGCTCGTTTGTACGCTGTCCGTCCCGGCATGTGCCACGCAGTTTCACCAGATGCGAAGTGACAAGACCATGATGATCAGTGGTGGTGACCGTATGCGCTGGCGCATCCATCGCAGCGCCGGGCCCCGAATAGTTGCCACCGAAGTGCTTAACCAGGTTCGCTGCCACTAGCCCGAACTTACCACCACCAGCGACCACAGTTCCCAGCGGCTTATGCAGACCTGGCACGCATGGTTCCTGCCCGGGGCGTTCGCCGTAACCCATCTGGATCAGCGTCGGCGTTATCAGTTGCGATTTTCCGCCGCCACCAGCGGTAATCGTGGCGCTAGGTTCGTCAGCCCGGTGGCCGATGCTGGAACCGAACTGACGGGCGATGACCGGCGCAACCAGACAGGCCCGGGATTGCTTCATGATGGTATGGGCAGGTTTATCCAGCGGGCGCGGCTTCGCCTGGTACTCACTGCCGCCGTTTCCAGCCAGGAACGGGGTCAGCGCCGCCTCAACTACCCCGAGAGCATGCCCATTCCCGCCCGGGCGCGCCGACGTGCCAGCGGTAACCGTCGGTACAGGCTCAGTAACTGGCTGGCCGGTTGCGCCGGTGCGGAACTTCGTCAGGTGCGGTACGGCGATCGCATAACCATGCTTTTTGGTAATGGTCTGCAGCGGTGCGTCAAGCTCCTGGCCACGGAAGCAGTCATAACTTCCTTTCGAGGTGGTGTGGTTACACTTCACGATAAACGGCGACGGGCTATCGATGACAAACCGCTGGATGCCGCGCGCGATCCGTTTCAGCGTATTCTTTGCCAGAGACTTTTTGCGGTCGAAAATGCTCGCGGCTGGAATTGACCAGTCGATGCATTCTGCCGCAGTGCGCCACGGCGCCAGCTTGCCACTCAGAACGGCAGCTGATTTCGGGTCGCCGTGCGTTACCTCCGGACACACAATCGGCTCACCGTCCCGGCGCATAACCATGAAGAACCGTTTCCGGATGGTCGGTGCGCCAAAGTCGCATGCTCTCAGCTCGCGGTGGTCAACGGCATAACCCAGTCCGGCCACCAGCTGCTGCGCCTGCTCCCCATCGGCGGCAATGCCCAGGAACTCGCAGCACTCTGCCA